CACTAGAGCCTGGTTGAGTTAATGCATTGTAAGCACGGCCTAGTTTATAGAACTGTACAGGATTATCCTTTAGGAGTTGACTCCACTTGTACATAGTATTGAACTGTGCCTGTGCGAATGGGAATATAATTCTCATTGCATTAGCATATTGGCGTTGCTTAGATGCATCGTAGAATAAATCTTTAGTATACTTAGATGCTTGTTTAGCAGCCATAGAATTCATTGTTTCTAGGTCAATTCCATCAGTAACTGACTTGCCCTTTTTACGGGCAGCAATTTCTTTGTTAATAGCACGTAGTGATGGATGACGGCGAATGCTTATGCTTTTTCCATTTACAGTTAAAGGTGCCAACGACTTCTGGGCATTAACTAATAAAGACTTTAAAGCAGAGTCATTAATCATACCTACATAACGGCCTACATGGTCCCAGTACGACATGCGGAATTCAGGAGAAAAGTTAACTACGTTTTCTACCTTAGTAGAAATATCAAAGAATTTCTCTACTGCCTCAAGTAAAAACTTTCCTTCAAGTTGACCAAATCTTTTATCACGTACATGGATAACTGTAGAACCAGTCATATCTTCTCTAGGAAAATTACGGGCTATAAGGGTCTTAAATGCACCGTCTTCGTCAGCAAAGTCATTAATGTTTCCAACCTTCTTGTAAGAAGGAATCTCAATTTTCTTACCATTTACAATAACTTGACCATCAGCAAGAAGTCTACGCATATCTACTGACTTAGCGCCAGTTCCAATAACGTTATTAACATAACGTGCTACAGAACCTGTAGATTCAGCATCAAATAAGTAAGTCTTTACGTTTTCTGCAATTATATTATCAGGAGAAAGATTATATCTTCCTTCTACTTTCTTTTGGTCTCTTAAGAATAGAGTAGCAAAGTCACCTGATGTAACACCGTTTCTGCCACCATTTACTAAATCTTCTAATATGCCAGCAAACTTCTCGCCTTTACCTTCAACTAAAAGACGAACTAAATCATCTTCTGGACCGCCAGCATAGTTAGCAACTAATGGTATAAGTCTATCAGAGTAAGCACGAATTAAAGTATTAGATAAACCAACGTGGTATTTATCACTTTCAATACCAATTGCTTCATATATTTTACCTACAAATGCAAATCTTGGATCACCTGAGTTATGATTTCTAGCAAGAAAGTTAAAGTGTTCTTCCACGGCCTCAGAAATTGATGCATTTATTTCTGCATCTTTGCCTATAAGTTTATTACCGTTGACATCATTACCGTATTTAGACATCTTACCAAGTAATTGTCTAACCTTACCGCCATCTTGACTACCAGCAATCATTGCTATATAACCTAGTGGATGATTAAATAATGAATCATGCCCAGAAAAATATTGACGGAACTGCATTTCACCAATGTTACGCATGATATATGCAACACGGAATGCTAGTTGAGCAGTTCTCCAATTATCGCCAATTACAGCATTAAAGTTATCTAAAGCATTTTTAGCACCATATTTAATTTTATTATCATTATATTTGCTTATAAGTTTCTTAATATCTCTAGTATCAGGTAATCTAATTACATCATCTAGGAATTGATATTCAAATATAGCCTGGTCACCAGCAAACGTATGGGTAGTTAATTGTCCATTTATGAATACTCCATCAAGAGATGGAAGTTCACCTTTTGCTAGTTTCTCAGCAACATATTGTTTGATAATAGCATTTTCTCTGCCAGTAGCACGGAATGCATCACGTACTGCGCTAGCAAGTTCTTCATCGTTAGGTGCAAGTTTATTTGCTATTGCGACCTGAGCATTTTCAATTTCTTGAAATACAATACCAGAGCGTTCTCTTACGGAAGGTGCAGCAGCAATTCTATTAATTGTAGTTGATATGATCTCATCTGAAATACCAGCAGAAGACATCCAGTCTTCCATACCATTTACAAGTCTATCAATATCATCAAGAGGTAATACTACAGATTGGGTAAAGTAACGACCAAACCCTCTTTCAATTTTTTCCACCTGAGTAATTGCTTTAGTAGCAATAGATGGAACAACTTTAAATACAGGACTATTGGCTAACTTTGCTGCTTCTCCCCTAAGGGCTAAAGATCGGAATACCTTTGGATCAGATGTAGGTGCTGCTAAGTGCTTTAAGAATATAGATATTACATCATCACTTGTAGTTGCAGTAACCAATTCCTTGGTCATCTCGGCATCTAATTTACGGCCAAATAATCTATGTAAGCGAGAGAAGTCTGTCTCTTTTGCTACAACCTCTGCTACTTGAGCAAAGCGTTTTCCTAGCAAATATGTAGCAGCCTTATTTAAATCACCTTTTGCTCCGCCACCAAAGCCATCAACTAATCCAACTTCAGATCTATAGAACTCTTTTAGATACTGAGTATCTGCAATGTCCATTTCAAGACCCATAAGTTTGGCAATACCAATGTTCTCAGGATCATTTAGTATCTGAGCAACTAACTCTGGATCTTGTGCAGCATAGTCACGTAATACTTCAATTTCTTTTAACTTACCATCAATGCCAGCACGTGCTGCTTTGGCACTTTCTAAAGCGGCGTTTGCCTCTAAAATTTCATCTTGAGCACTCTTAATAGATTCAACTAGTTTAGCACCTAGTTTAGTACCCATGGCTGCATCACCAGTTAATGATGTAATAGTGTCAGTAACACCTACTCTGCGTGCTCCGACCTTTTCACCATTCTTAATTACAACTCCACCCATACCACCATTGATAGCACGGACGTTGCTATAAGCATCTGCTACCCAACTATTTTCAATAGCGTTAGATACAGTTATTATTAATTCTTCATTTTTACTTGCAAGTGCTCTGGCCATAAGAGTGGCAACACTCTCGGCTCCAGCATTAGAAAGAATATCATCCATAGATGCTTTAGGACCAAGTTTACCCTCAGCACCTTTTGTAACATAAGCATTTAATGATTTTCTTAAATCATCACTAATCTCAGGATTACGAAGTTCACCTTGTAATTCATCCCAGAAATTAGCACGTCTAGCAGACTCTTCAATTATCTCGTCTTGAGTTGCGCCTTTATAGGTCTTAGATATGTCATATACATCTAGAGGCTCTTTACTTGAACCAGTAAGAATGTACTCTTTGTCCGTATATGCACCGAATTGTAACTTTCCAGGTTTAGGAAGGTCTTCAGTAAAGATACCAACGAATGCTTCGCCTGTGTTAATTTGATCTGCTTCTAATTGAGCAATAGAATCAATAACACCTTGTGGTTTCTTTGCAGCAAGTTCAGCAGTTACGAAATCGCCAATACTTCCATCTGCAATAGCAGCGACAACCTCTGGGTCACCCTCTACTCTTGTACCACGAGAGAATCCAACAGTTAATGCTTTCTCTAATTTCTTAATTATAGCATTACTCTTAGACTGTTGAGTCTTAGTTAATTCTCTTTCAGCCCTCATGTAAGAGTTATCTAAAGTACGACGTACTTTCTTTTCACTACCTACACGTTCTTTAATTAATTGTTTTTCTTGCTTACTTAAATTCTTAATATCTGCTGCTTTTGCAGCATCCACTTCATCAAGAACTGCTTGAGCAGCAGTCTTGGCTTTCTGTAATTCTTTACCACCTTGGATAATTTTAGTTACAGAACCAGGGCCAACCCATAGAGTTGGATCTGTACCGACAGCAAGTACGCCATCAACGATACCTGACATTACACGATAAGGAGTACTGTTTGGATCAGCACCTAAAACATTCATAGATGCACGGCCTATAGTAAATGATTTACCATTTACACGTCCATAAGCGGACATAGCCTTAGCCTGTGCAGCGCCTACCTTGCTCTCAGGAGCAACAAAGAATCCAGAACCAGTATCAATTGGACCTTTACCAGTAACTGCACCAGCAGTTGCACGTAGAAGTTGTCCTAAATTAGTTTCTTCTCCGTAAAGTTCACTTAGAGAAACATTACTAATTAACTGTCCTGTACTAATCTCGCCTTTAGCCTTAGCATAGATATTTCTACCTACGTTAGAGATGTACTGATAAGGTGATTGTATTGTAGCAAATCCAGCGCGAGTAACACCTTTTAAAACGCTGTAAACGCCCTGTCTAAAACCTTTATTCTTTTCAGCCTCACTCTTAATGCTATCAACGTTAATTAAGTCTTGCTTTAACTGATTGATACCATCGTTTGCTGATAGTTTTTCAATACCTTTAGATGTTGAATTTAAACCAATCTTAGCAGCACTAAGAAGGTAGTCTTTACTTTGATTAGGAAACTTTGCTAAAAGCGAATTATAATTTTGTATTACGGCAGGGTCAAGACCAGATAATTGTTGATCTACAAGGGTAGATAAATTACCTGTTCGTGTATCTGTATCAAATAAACTTGTATATTTATACTTGTTCCAAGAAGATACCAGAGGATCTACTATTGACATTAACGACCTTCTTGAAGGAATGACTCTAATAATCTGCGGTTCATAGGAGTTGGATCCATCATGAACATAGCACGGGCTAGAATAGCGTTGTTGTCAGGTCCATCAACAGGACCAGGTAATTCTTCAGGTTGACGTCCAGGAGTATTTCCAGGAGCACCATCAGTAATAGGGCCTGGGTTCTCATTCATCTGATCTAATGAAGACATACGTATGCTTGAAGCAATAGTTCTAGGATTAGGAGTAGCACCAACTACAGCCTGAGGCATTTCAGTTGAAGCACCTGATGCTAAGTCTTGTAATTGACTAGCCTGGCTATAAGTTCCGCCTGTAGCGTTCTGAATCTTTGCATCTCTTTGTAATTTTTTTACACGTTCAGTCACTTTGTTGGAGTTATTCAAATCAACACGTTTGGCATCTGCGCCAACTCCGCTTATAACTTCTCTCACCATAATATCTCCTATTTAGTAAACTGTGTTTTTACATTAACTGGTCCACCGCACCAGATGTTATATTGAATTGCAACATTAACTGCTTTTTTAGCGGCAGATGACGCTTTAGCGTGGGTCTTAGTTTCATTATCCATTACTGCTAGAGCACCAAGTGCTATGGAACCACCAGAACCTATACCGTATAAACCTTTATCATCACGCATATACCCATAATCATCACTAACTTGGTATATTTTTCCATTAAAACAAATTAAAGCATCCCAACCAGCATCTTCATCTTTGTTATTCTTAGGATTTGGGTCATATCCTGCTTCTGTGAGTACTTGTCTTATAGAGGGAAGTACTCTAATCATCATAAAACGATCAGGTTCTTGAGTTTTAATTACTTTAGGTGGCTGCCAAACGTTGTAAAGTACATCACCAGCGGTTGCATCACCTGCAACTGCTACTAAATACTCACCAACTTTAACTATCTTGTCGCATCCCTTGGCTACATAAGGTTTATCTGTATACGTAGTCATAGAGTCTGCTGCTAAAACAGCCCAACCTTTACCTTGAATCCCTACAATTGCAGTCATTGTCCCCTACTTACCTAAGTTATCTTTGTAAACCTGCCAATATACTCATCAAATCTGGTGCACCTTGTTGTGGGGTTCCACCAGAAGCGGATCCAGGAGTGGCTGGGGACAGGGGAGCCTGCTCTACTGGGGCTTGTGAACCTGGTGGAACCGTTCCTGCCTGCGCTTGTGCCATGGCCTGTTCCTGCGGAGTAGGTGCAGGAGGCGTGAATACGGCTAGCGCAGCATTCTCTATGCTCTCCCCGTTGCGTGTACGTGAGATCACGTCAGCAATATTCTTAATCATAGGTGATGGGTCTTGCCCTTGGGCCGCCATAGCAGGAATTGCTTGCGCAGTTGCTGTGATAGCAGCGGTCAAGTTAGAACGCATCTTTTCAATTTCAATTCGTTGTTCTTCCAAAGTAACGTTAACGGACCAAGGAAGTTCTCTACGAATGAAATCTTTAGATACTAGTTCAGCACCGAGTGCTTGAAGTGAGAAAATTAGAGCGCGAGATGGGTCAAGACCAGCCATCAATCCATAGCGTACTTCAATTGAAGAGTCGCCCTTGATGTCTTTGCTTGGTATGTACTTTAACTCGTACGGAGTACCCTGTGCGACACCTCTAACTGATTTCTCTGTGTCAAATACTATTTGGTCAACTTCAAAGCAAGTCTTTAATACTTCTTCAAAAGTTTCCGCTAGTATAGTTTGTCCAGCCTTGATTTGTGAATCAAAGGCACCTAGTAGAGCCTGAACACCTTGACCAGTGATAACACTAGCGTCAATAGTTCCAGATCTACCTTCAGGATAACGAGCACCTAAGCGCATTTCTGACTGAAGTGCCGCTTGCTCCTGAAAAGCAGCGTTTGGTATATCGAGTCTAACTCGACCAACGGATTGCGGTTGGGATGTACGAATAATCGCATCAGGTCCCATAGGCAAATCTATTACATCGTTAGGAACAACTATAGGGGCTTGAATAGCCTTCTCTGCTGCTTCCATACCCAGATTAGCAAAACGTGCTCTTGCTAACTGTACATATAAAACGTCATCAAACTGTCCACGTGGTTCTTCATCAATACCGGGTTTGCGAGCAATAAATGTAAGCATCTTGCCTACTGGGTTCTTTGCTGCGTTTAATACTAAGTTACCACGGCTAGGTACGTATAGAATGATATCGTTCTTATCAGAATAGCGAATCATTTCTACAACAGAGTTAGTATTTTGATTATAACCTAGTTGACCAAGTATCTCACCAGAATACTCAGGGTATTCATTTGCTAACTCTCCAAGAGTTTTCATATAGCGTTTAGCGTATGATATACAACGGCCAAACCTATCAAACTCAGGATACGCACCAATTGGGTCTTCTACTCTAATACGAGGAAGTTGTGTTTCCCAATCTAACTCAACATGGATAGGTAAAAAGCCATAAGTGAAATACCAGTCTGCGCCCCAGTACATTTGTGATTGTAGACGTGATTGGTAAACATAGTTATTAGCAATCATTCCACGCTTATCAGCAAAGGCTCTAGCACGATCTGATGTAGTATTAGTTGTTGAGCAATTAAAAGATGGAAGTGGAGCAAGTACTTCTGCAAGATCACGGGCTGCTACATCTACGAAGTTAGCAACCATCGCTGAGTTCATTCCCTCAGGGAATAGATCAGGGAATACCTCTGTCATCCTACCCTTACGGACTGCAAGGATATCGGACATACGAGCATCTCTAGATGCGTGGCGTAATTTTAGATTATCGACACGTTGAGCGATAGCCTCAATATTAACTGACATTAGTTTCCTATTCGTACGAAGACATCTCGTAGTCGTTTACATTTACAGTAAATCGATTATCGAGTTGTTTGCGAGTTGCCCATCTATTTTTAACATGGGTTTGATTAATATTTCCATTATTTACTATTTCACGGGCTCTTAGTTCACAGAACCATAAAGCCATCACGCAGTCTGTAGGACCACGAGTATCAGGTTTCCAAGTAATCAATTGCTGTATTAAAGCCTTAATACCCTCAGAGCCTTCCTGAGAAGGAAGTTCTATTAGGTTATTATCTTGATGCAGGTTATTTCGCATAGTGCCAAATAGACCAGACATTGCGGCTACACCAAAAGATGTGTCCCACTTGTTCTTACCTGTGAATTGACTTGAGAATCTAATGCCTCTTGAGGCTAGGTATGAGTTTAGATCTGCGTCTAAGGCGTAAGCCTTCTGATGTGCATTAGTCTCAATTCTTAGTTCTTGAGGATTGTACTTTACGCACCAGTCCTCAATTAACTCTTGTATCTTTGCAGGTGTTGGATCTTTCATATTCTCAACATCTAGTATGTACCGTTTACGTGTCATACGATCTACGGTCATAACTACTGCTGCAGTTCTACCACTCATCGCTGGGTCTAAGCCCATGATGGTGTAATACGAACCTGCTTCTTTAGGATGTCCTGGTACCCCTGGTTTTAGAGGGCCCCTCTTACGCATCCCATTGATGGAGCCTTGTATACAGCCAGGTGGAAAGATAGAGTCTTCTTGTATGTCTTGCTGTTGATAAACCAAAGCCCAGGCAGAGGCTGAAACTTCACTTCGGCGCCTAAATAGCGCGGGGCCATTCCATTTTGGGTAGAGCCCATTTTCATCAGGTATTACCTCTTCCTCGGAACCTTCCCATGGTATATGGGACTTGGGCCATAATGTAACCCAGTCTTCAGGGTCATCTGCAAATTCAAGTACTGCTGGCATGTTCATATAGGTGAAGGGTGTCTTACCACTAGACCAATGCTCAGGATTACGTATCTCTCGATAGAGATCATTTGCTGCGATACGTGTTCCTACAATAAGTAACTTACCAGCATCACCAAGACGAGTAATAACTTCTCGCTGTAGCCAGAGTAATTGCTTCTCCCACTCATGAGCGTTGGTAGTAGTCACAACGTCATCAAGGATAATTAGATCTGAACGAGCACCAGTGATCTGACCACCAATACCTAGAGCCTGTACAGTAGGATCTTTTTCGGTAGAGTCACGAGCCACATAGATGCGGTCAGCCTTCCAAGAGTCTGAGTCCTCTTTCCAACCACCAGCGCTTCCATAGATGGCTTGCATCTTGGACCAGCGTTCATGATTGAGGCGCTGCTTGATTGAGTATAGATACTCTTTAGCACGCTCTTGGGTTTTGGAGACAATAGTAATTTTAACATTCGGATTCATAGCGATCCGATATACACAGTAGTTGACTGTGATGACTGTAGACTTAGCATGCTCAGGTGGCACGTTAATTAGTAGACGCTTAGCAGAGGCTGGTTCATAGACCATCACATCATGCAGCCAAGAAGGTACCCGACCTTCAAGGATATCAATCCAGTTCTGGTGGTGGGGGAAGATTGGGCTATCTAGGAACTCCCTTGAGAACTCCTCAAAGCCAATCTTAAACTTAGCATCACCTGAGACAATGGAGAGAGCCTTCTGGCCTTCATCCTTTGCCTTCTCTAGTTCAGTCATGAACTTAGAGTCTTTCTTCCAGTCTTTCAGGACATCTGGTTTTCTGCCAGCCCTGATAATAGCATCTTGAATAGATAGACCTTGCCTTGCAAGATCAATAACCTTAGCCTTGGCCTCACGGAGTGCTATAACGCTATGGTGTTCAACGCCCTCTTTAAACCCCATATATAACCTCCATAAAGATCCCCCTTCGTTCGGCGCCTCTAGGCGCCTCACTACCCCCTAAACGAGGAGCGCAATAAGCGCTCCGAGAAACTCGCTATTTACTTCACGCTCGTTTTACGGTACATATATACTAACCCGTTCAGTAGGGGTAAACCGAACGCACCGTGTTTGAAAGTAGTATAAATTACTGACTTCATATGATCTGAAAAAAATTAGAACTGATAGTGTTACCCTGAGCGGTAGCGAAGTTAAAGCACTGGGGTCGCGCTTTTGGGCGCGTCCTTCAGGGCTTCGGGGGTCTGGGGGTGTCCCCCAGCGGGGTTCGGGGCAGAGCCCCGACGATTTTTGGGCATTAAAAAACCCCCGCACACGCTCGCACGTATACGGGGGCTAGTTTGTGTCGGTGGACTATCTGCTCGCTATCGCACGCATGAACGCATCGATTAATTCCTGCGTGTTAACTGCGTCTGACTCCACGCTCTTGGTCTTGCGTGGCTTCTTTGGGGATTTGGTGGCGAGAATTGTTTTCGCTTCTACGCTGTCCGCATCGTGCCAGTTTTCACGCTTGGTTTTCTCGGTTGCTGGCTTCTTGTTATCTACGCCTATCTCGGCGCCGATTGCAAATATACGTGCAAATAAATCTGCGTATCCGTTTTCATCGGTGTCCGCTTCGTACTTATTTGCTAACGCATTGAGCGATTGTGAAGCCATGCGTAAACGTGATGATGCGCTTCCAGTTTTAGTTAATGCGCTTTCCAAGCGGTTAGCGATTGACTTCTGAACATCTGAAGCAACTGGTAATTGCTCTGTTAACTCTTTGATTTGTGCGTTCATTTTTTGATCCTTTCGAGATCGGTTTCCTGCTGAGGTTTTCAGCATTGAGATAAGCCTATATCAAAACTAGGCAAATATCAAAAACTGAGCGTGAAAGTGAGGCGATTTGTCCTAGTTTGTCCGTTTCTATTCGGTGGCTTTGGTTTGTGTTGGTGATGATCTGCCCTATCCGTGGTGAGCGTACTGTCCGATTTGTCCGTATTTACGGATACTCCTGAGCGCACACGTGCTACATACATCGCTGTCGTACACACGCACATGCAGCCGAAATCTCGCACGTACACGCACTACATACCTTGCTGTCCCATGCTCAAGCACGCACACGCCCTCGTTTGCAACCTGCTTTTGATTAGATTTTCTATCATACGTACAGGTTTCTTTCTTTCTTTGGGGCTTTTTGATGCTGAAAAACTGATCTGCTATGATGGTTTTCGGTGGTCAAAAGACTACCAAGAAACTCTCTCAGGCGAGGTTAGTTCATTTCCTTCGTAGGCTTGAGAGGGTTTCTTTATCATCACGAAAGGAACCACATGTATATCGAGATAACAGACGGCATAGCGGTAATCATCGCCTTGTCCCTAAGTATCACGCTCATCACCACCACCGCACTACAAAATGCTCGGCTCACACGTCAAGTACGTGAGTTAAGAGCAGGCAAGAAGTAGCCATGAGCAGGCTCAACAAAGCACCAAAGTTCCTGTTCAAGTGTACGGATTGTGATTATCACGCCCCAATCAAAGGGTTGTGGGCGGTAATCACTCGCTACGCTGACGATGGTATGTACTCGTTTCTATGCGCAGTTTGCGACATGAAACACACAGACAAGAGAAAGGAAGCCCATGCCTAGCACACAGGTACCCCCAGAGATACCGCAAGGTACGTTCAGCGCATACTATCACGAGGAAGTATCCACTCATGATTGGTATGCCTCGCTTCCACAAGAGCAAATTGTCGCTATCCACAGCATCGTACTTCATCACACAGGTTGGGGAACTTGCGATTGCGGTAGGAGTGGCAGGTTTTACTCTTACTCACGCTACGGCAACGTGCTGGTTGTGAGCAAATGTCAGCGTTGCATACGTACGTTCGTAGTAAATAACGACAACGTTATATCCAGCGTGTACAATAACTGCTCGATAGACACACTCATGCCTCTCGGAAGTTTTCCGCAAGACACATCGGAACGTACAATGTGTACTTGTGGTGAATTTATTTTCCAAGAAGGTGATTTTGTAGCACGTAGGTTGATAGAGTCTACGTATGCACACAGCAGTTCCACAACCAATGAGCCTGTCTTAATCCATAAGTCATGCTCGTTCTCGTGTAATATGTGCCATGAAGTGTTTATTTCTAACAGGCGTTATAGTGCGTATTACTACAATGGTCGTCAGATATGCGGAGATTGTGCGATTATCTGCTCAGATGCAGATGATGTACACTCATGCGATAACTGCGCTCATTACTTCGATGAAACCTTTTACTCAGATTGGCGCCAGCGTGATCTATGTCGTGAGTGCTATGACGAGGAAGTCGAGTGTAATGAGTGTGGATACATGACAAACGAGGATTACATGGACGATCACGAGTGTTATCGTGATAGTTCAGGTATCTACGATTACTCGTACAAGCCAACCCCTGTATTCTACGGGCACGATGACTACTACTTCGGTATCGAGTTAGAGGTTGAGGATAAGGACAACTGGTCTTGTGGCGCAGGTGCAGAGATCGTGTATGAAACACTCGGAACTCGAGTGTATTGTAAGCATGATGGCTCACTCAATGACGGCTTCGAGATTGTATCTCACCCACACTCACTCGAGGAAGTACAAAAACTAAACTGGAACTTCTTGCGTGTCCTACGCAACAAAGGTTTCCGTTCATGGGATACAGATACATGTGGCTTACATGTTCACGTATCTCGCACAGCGTTTCGTAAAGACGGCAAGCATAACGAGGCACACGAACTACGCTTCCAAAAACTTGTTTACGATAACAGCGCTCAAGTGTGTGCAATAGCAGGTCGCTCAAGTTCATACGCAAGGTTTATGGACAAAGGGCACCTAGTACCTAAGGTCAAGCACGGACAATCGGCTGATAGGTATGAAGCAATCAACATACAAAACGATCACACACTCGAAATCAGAGTGTTCAAAGGCTCACTCAAGAAAGAGCGTGTCTTATCTGCGGTAGAGTTTATCCACTCTGCCATTGAGTACACACGTACCATGAAAATTAACCCAAGAGATAAGCAGTTCTCATGGATACGCTTCATGGCTTACGTGTTAGACAATCAAGCCAAGTACTCAAACTTCGTGCAAGTCGCACTAAGTTCACTCGACAAACCGCTAGTACCATCATCACACATAGACGAGGAGAATAACTAATGTGTATGTTATGCGTAGTTCCACCCAACGTACTACCATCGAGAGAGAAGTTAACTTACTCTGCGATAAATAATCCTGACGGCTTCGGCTTCGCAATCGTTGTATCCAGCGAGAAGCGCATCATCGTGGAACACACGATGAACCCTGACGATGCTGTCAATCGTTTTCTCGAGATGCGTGCAAAGTATCCCGATGATTACGCACTATGGCATGCTCGCTATGCCACACATGGCACAACCAATCTTGCTAACTGCCACCCGTTTTACGTGGTAGATAACCAAACTGTGCTGGCACACAATGGCGTATTACCGATAGATATTCCAGCAGGTGATACACGTTCTGACACACGTATCTTTACCGAGGACGTACTCGCCCCAATGGGCGGTGTTAAGGCGCTTGATAATCCTCACATGTACAACATGATCGAGGAGTACACGTCAGGTTCCAAGTTGTGCATACTCACAGTTGACCCACGTGCTGAGTATCAAATGTATCTCTTACACTCAGACAAGGGTGCAGAGGACGAGAGCAAAGTGTGGTGGTCAAACGATAGTTGCAAGGCTGACTACGGCTACTCACGCTGGATGCCCAGTCAAGCGTACGATAGTTTCTACCCTTCGTACGATCATTACAGCACTCAAACGGAAGGTGTGTTCCCATGTGTAGGTTGCTATGCACTCATTGACGAGGACAGGCTAGAGAAGGACGCAATATGTCCAATGTGTCTAACGTGTCAATGGTGTGATATGCACACAGAAACTTGCATGTGCTACAAGCCAACCACCAAACTGCCTGACAGTACACACTCAAACGCATGGGGGCTATAATGAAACGCATAGCAAAGCAACCACCAGCAAGGGCACACGCAAGCATGGCTGAAATGTGCTACAAGCACTACGAAATAGCGATAGGTAAGCGCAACATGGTGGACGCCAGCAGGTGGCTACTCAAGGCGCACACCTATCGTGAGAAGGCTGGACAAATCGGACACGAGAAGGAGTTGGAAAATGAGAACCGCTAAGTGCATAGACACACGTTGCTACAAGTGTGATGTACCTATATGGGTACCCGTACACGATTACAACGTGGAAAGAAACTACTGCTACTCGTGTGGCATGTCCAAGATTGGGGTGTTAAGTGGCTACTACACTACGCAAGAAGGTGTGTGATTGGGATAATGTCGAGTGGAAAACTACTCGCACAGGCAACCAAACCGCAACCATCATGCTTAATGCTGGCGAGTATTTTCACATCGAGGAAGGCTGGGAAATTGATGGCCCGATACGTGTGAAGATAACTTACTCACCAAGCACAGATAGGACTAGCGCTAGGTACTCTCCTCTGCCTAGCGATAAGTTCGATATAGATAATCCATACGAGTACCCTTGTGCTTCGTGTGGTGCTGAGCGTCATGCCCCATGTGTGGGAGATGATGCTAAATGTTCGTTCCGTGTATTCCTAATGAAAGGCGGTATGCTGTGAGTTTCTTTCCTAAGTTCAAGAACGAACCATTGTGTACAAACTCAGACACACCTGATGATTGGTTCCCTGAGTTTGATCTTGTGCGTGGTGATAGGAAGGGTATCCGTCATAGATACTCATACACACCTAGCGCCATGCGTGCAAGAAATACATGCTTAAACTGTCCTGCGTATGAGGAGTGTTTAGAGTATTCCTTACAATGGACTGATCTCGTAGGTATATGGGCAAACCTAGATACGTATGAGCGTAGAGAGGAACAACGTGCGAGAAATATACAAACAACAAGTTTGACTTTCACGTATGATAATCCACTAGATATAAACATCGTGCCTAGAATACACGATAGAGATGAGTGGGAAAATGAACTACAATAATGATGAGTTCACACAGGAAACTGTGTGGGAACAGTTGCGTATAATAGCGTGGATATCTTTCACCACGCTAGGAGTTTTATGCGCAATACTTTCGGTGGCGCTATGATGTGTAGATATTGTAAGCGCCAGCGAGAGGCTGGCATACAGGATAATATCCCTGCGTGCCATGCTTGCTACGTAAAGAAGGGTGGAATAAATGAGTGATTTACATACCTATCGAGTAAAGGCTAAGTGCATGGTTAGTGTCTATCAAGACATAACGTGTGATGACGTGGAGAGAGCCGTGTACTTAGCCCTCGATGCAGTTAATGAGTGGAACGTTTATTCGCTAGACGAAGCCGAAGTCAAGCGTGTACTAGAGGTAGAGAGGATAGACTAATGACCGAAAAATATGTACTACGTTTAGAACTTACCACACGAATTGATATTCATTTCGAGGGTATATGTAACGTGCAAAATCTAATAGACCACAAGTTGCGTGATTACTTCATAGTTAAGAGTACCGAAATTAAGCAAGTGACGTCCGTCTAACATCACGTAAAGAAACCCTCACGACTCCTTGCGTGGGGGTTTTTTTATTACCCAATTACCGACCTTATGCTGGCACACGCAATCTGCGTATTCACAAACGCTGTGTCTTTCGTGTGCTAAATCCTCACGCCCATACGAATTCATAGTGCCACCCTGCTGACATGGACTACAGATCACGTGTATCACACACCCTTACGTGTGCACACGGGAGCCACACGGGAAAAAGTTTGTGTTGGTTTATTACATATCTTGCTGTCACACGTCCTCATCTATTGTGTCCTCCGTGATTTCCTCGTTTATTAACTCAGTTTCCACACTCACGCTTACTTCTTCCTCAGTAAAATCTCTTTCCTTGCGTGGATAGTTACCACCAAGAAAATTTAACATACTTTTTAATGCTCTATTTACACGCATGCGTACAGCATCTTGCGAGATAGATAACTCTGAGGCTATTGCGCCTAACTCAAGTCCGCTTGCGTATCGCAAGATTACAATATCTCGCTGTTCCTTGTTTAATTTACTAATTGCTTTCTCAATATCAGAGCAGATTGCAGGCCAGTTATTGCCCTCAGATGCAACCTTTTTTACGTTAGTCACACTCAAATCATTCATGACAGGAGCCTCACGATTACCCGTTAAAACAGCAGGAATCAGCGATTCTAGCATGTTTTTATCGTAATAATAGTTATCCTCTACACGGAATCCAACCGACTTAGCCTTCTCTTTCTGACAGTAATCTTTGGCGGCATTACGTAATGAGCGTGCAACGAGTTTGGTGGATTGCTTGCTGTCATGTGAATCATGCCAGTACTTAACTTTGTTTGGATGCGTAAGAAACCATAGCCATAACTCCTGACGTAAGTCATCAACATCTACCATGCGATACTTACGAGAGAACTCATAGGCAATAGATGAAACTACGCCTTCATACTCTTCGATAAATCTTTTTACCATCGCCATGTCTTGCCCTCAACCGTGAAACTATTTTTAACAATAGGCACAATTTGGGGAGTTACATTTTTACCATCCACATGCAAGATACCAAACCCTTGTTGCCAAGTGAATAGTCCTGCTTTAATATATTTTGCATGCTTAATATTCATGAGATGTCCAACTTCCATACCCCATATAGCACGAGAACCATTAGCCCAAGCCTGAGTGTAATGAGCCAGTCCCATACGATGAGTGTGTCCACACACGACAGACATACCACTTCTCTTTGCAAGTCCGAGAGCAGTAGCACCTGCTGTTGGTTGCACATTACCCTCATCACCATGCATAAGAAGCCAACCTGGGGCTATCTCTACAGGTCCATGATAGTAAGTGATACCTAAGTCATCTAACTTAAGAAACTTTTCAATCTCTAACTCTGGCAATCCTAAGAATCCAGGAGCAGATGAGCGTATCTTGTTGAACAACCTGTCTGAATGGTTGCTACGTACAATGGTATCAATAGTTAAATCTTCTAGTAACTTAACAGTTGTGTCTCTATCTTTACCTATTGATCTTTCCCACTCAAGTTCAGTCCCCTTTGCCCAACGACTGATACTTTGGAAATCTATTTCATCTCCAACCGATACTACTGAATCTGGTTGATAGGCATAGATAAATTTCTTGAGTGCATTCACCGCATCTACATCATGAAACGGTGCCTGCAAATCTGAGACCACGACTATTGCTTTACTCATTTTTTATTTGCTCGTCTCTTATTTTCTAAGCCCACGTTTTTCTTCTTAGACAAGACCCGTAGGTTAGATATCTTGTCGCTACCTTTACGTCCACCATTATCTTTATGGTCAACTTCTTGGTTACGTTTCAACTTCTTACCAGTAGCCTTCTTGTAATCAAGACGTGCTTTATTGGTAGATGTTGTCTCGGTGCTTCCATCCTTTTTCTTACGTTTAATTACGTAAATAGGACGACCACCATTTTGTTTACTTCCCTTGTAAGGTCCGAATATTTTCATTCTTCACACTCACATACAAAATCAGCATCCATATCATCAAACACATAATCACTTATACTAAATAGTTCGCCTTCTAAGACTTCATCAACGATAGTATCAAGTTCTCCTTGATTGAGTACATACCATTCTGAGTTTCCATCTATAGCAAGATGTATCTTAAAGAACAAACGCATTAACCACTCAAATGGTTTGCCTAATAAGTATCTTATCATTTATTTCTCCAAACGCTATTAAAATTTGTAATACAATACCAAGTGCAAAAAGCAATTGGAATTAATAGTAACCATTTCATTGATCCCATTTTCCTCTCAGTACCAACAATGCGATTATCGCATAGTTTGCTAAGTCCTTAAATGAATCCTCGAAAGGTTCATGTTCAGGTGCCATATCCCTAACGCTGTCATATAAGTTATTTATACGAGCAGTCTTATCATGGATACGAACTCTTAGGCCATTGATGGCACCACCTGGTGCATTTGCTATGTTCTTTGGGCCGTAATCTTTATGCTTAGACAGCAATAAATCTACAAGTTCTTCTACTGTTTCCCATACACCTATCTCAAAGTCACTTGGATCAGGAATGTTATTATTTATTTTCGTCACTTTTGCCATATTTCTTGAGCATCTCCTCTATACTGTCTATAGTTTCTTTAGTCATTTCCATAGTCTTGGCTTCGTTAATAAACTTATGGAAAGACTGCTCACCCTCAGATGCATTAACTAATGATAGGACTAAAGATTGAACTAAGGCATCAGCACACTCTAAGTGGCCATGCTGTATCTGCTTACTAATCTGTTCAAGAAGTGGAAATAAATCAATACTGTATCTGTTGCTTAAACGTAAACCCCAACTAAATGATACATCACAATGTTCCAAGAACATGAATATATCATCGGTCTTAAAGTCACAGTCTCCACACTTAAAGCCTTCTTCTGATGGAATTAATACGGTCATTGTGAGTTACTTATCTTGTTTTGGAAGTATTCAACACCATGCTTTAAATACATAGAGTTAACATCTTCACCCTCTGGCATTTGTACAGTTACTACATTAGGAAGTTCACGGGTTAATGATTTAGAAAAGTCATGTCCAGCCTGATCTCCATCAGCAAACATAAATACTTTATCAAAGTCTGCTAGCAATTTAGTGTAATGTTTCTTCCAGTTATTCACGCCAGGGACCCCAACCGAAGGTAAACCACAAACATAATCCAACGTGATGGTGTCAATCTCACCTTCACAAATACAAATATATGACGACGCTTTGAAGAATGACCTAGTATTGAAGAGATGTGTGTTCGCACCAGCCAAGCCCATATACTTCGGTTCTTCTGTTCCCATGGCTCTGAACCTGAGGTCAACCACGCCTGTACGAGTGATATACGGAATGGAAAGACGGTTTTCATATTGTTCATGACCCGTAACTGGATCTAGCACGACGCCCAATCCCACTTTCTTCGCTACCTCCAGAGTGATTCCCCGTTCTGCGAGGTAATCCTCCGCTTCGTGAATTGCTGCTGCGTAATACTTTGCTGCTTTGCCCAGAGATTCTCTCTGCGAACTTGATTGCTTCATGAAACTTTAGTCCCTCCCTCTCCATAATAATTCTGTAAGTGTCGCCCTTAACTTGACAGGCGAAACAACAAAATACATTTTCTCCAGTACTGACTGTTGCTGACTTGTGGGTGTCATCGTGGAAGGGACATCTGATTGATGACCATCCACTTCGTTCAGGTACCTTTGCTCCATAATGTTCTAGTATATCCTTAATTGGTAGGACATTTACACGTTGTGACTTTCTTGATCCATTGGTCAAAATCTTCTACCACCCATGCTTGATTTATTCCTGCCATTCTACGCTTAATGATAACATAAGATGGCGGTACCTCGCTAATTGAGCGAGCACTTGCATAATTTTTTGCTTCAACTACTGCCTCATTCCAGAACTCAGGCAACTTGAGTGCTTTAGTCGCCTTGAGTTCCAGGATATAAGTTTTACCATTGGCCATGACAACAATGTCGCCTTCGTCTTTAGCCCCCGCCTTCGTTAACCTTTCGGCTATCAAACTATTTGAACGTAACCATTTTAGAACAGTTGTTTCAAACAAAGAACCTTTGCGTCCATTTTTGTTGGCCATTTAGTCTTAGTACCAGCCTTTTCTATCATGATGATGAAGCGCTAAAGTAGGCGTTTTATACCGCTTTTTTATATACTTCAGCCCTAAATCAACTTGTTTGGTTAAGGGTGTATCCTCAGGCATATTGAGCATTTGGGGTATGCCATACGCTGATGACTTTGGGTTATCTGCTGTGTAATCCCAGCGAGATTCTTTAGTCCAAAGAGTGAGTAATGCTTTCCACTCTCGGTCATTCCAACCTACTTGCTTTACTTTCATAAATGCATATTTCTTAGCGAGTTTTTTACTTTGACTAATTGTCAAATTTAAGTCTTTACAGATCGGGTTCATACGGGTTACGTCCGTAATAGACGCAGCCGCAGGTTGATGCCAAGTACCCGCAAAGACCACAAAACACATTAAGATGTATTTCAGGTTGTTTTTCTTCATAGTCTCTCCTCTGTTGGGGCTGTTGCCTTTGTCCCACAGACAGCACACTCCATATCGATAAAGTATGAACTTATTGTATTACTATCGTCATCCCATTCGACGAGTAGTTTCCAAACAAAAGAACCACAAGGACATATCTTGGTAGATTCACCACGTATATCCATGGACTCTTTATAGTCTGGTTTTAATTCCCAGATATCCTTAGCACTCATATTCTTTCAGGGATATCAGAAACTTCCATCATTTCAGGATTAAATTGTAGCCAGAAAGATGTATCTCCACTTGGATCTGCTTTGCCATACCTGTTTTTAACAGGGGCAACTGCAATATATCCAGGAGCATTACTTCCGACTGTACATATCAAGGCTGGCAATTGTGCTACCATTCCTTGCAACGCTGATCTAGGCTGGCACGGATTACCAGGGTAAGATTCCTTCGTGTGATGAAGGATAAGAACCGCAGCATTAGTATCTCTTGCAAGATATTTCAGTTCTTTAATTGTAGAACGCATTCCTGCGAACTCTTCACCACCATCATTAGCGATATCCATTAGGTTATCAACTACGATTAAGGTTGGTGGACAACCCCATAGTTCCTCAAAAGCAGAAACCTCTAGATCTAAATCAACCAAAGTAGGGGCTGACTCAAATGACCAGAAGATATGTCCTGAGTTTTCGTTGATTACTTTCCGTGATTCATCAACATTTTCTATGAGCATCTGTTCAGCCACGGATTGTGATTGACCAGAAATCATTGATAGCAGACGCATAGCCATTGTATGTGCATTAGTATCTGCGCTTATATAAAGCGTTGGAACTTTTGTCCTAAGGGCAATCGCAAGGGCAAGTGTTGATTTACCTGCCCCTGGAGTGCCAGCAATCATAGATACTTCTGCCCGTCTTATAACAATCTTATTGATATCAAAGGTACGAAATACTGTTGGTAATGGTTCGCCACCAATATCTTTGCTACCTACTGCACGGGCTAAAGTTCTCATTGTTTAAAATGTACTCCACTCAGAGTCAGTACGTCGGATCCATGCTGGCTCACATTGGTCTGGAGTACCCTTTGGTGATGGACACATGAACGCTTTCCATGGTCCTTTAGCACCAGCACCTGTACGTTTTGTCATCTCACCATGTTTACAGGAACGACCTGATGGTCCAGTACTTGGTGTAAATGTTTGTGTTGGGCTTGATACTGGTCTAGCACCTAGACCTTTTGCAAGGTTGCCTACTGCCTCTTCATATGAAGCAGGTACTCCCTCTACTGATGTTGCCATGGTTGAGATTAAATTCTCAGCCCCGACATCACCCAATATCTGAGTCAAGTTACCCTTGAACTCATCGGCAGTATTACCAGCAATCACAAAGATGCGACCATCTGGTAACTTACTACTAACTTGGAAGTTAGCATTAGCCATTGTTTTTCTCCTTTTCTGTGTATTTACCATTCATAAACTTACAGTAGGATAGCACACCACATCGTCCACAGTTGGACAAGTTAGGCAAGAATATCTCAGCCTTACGTGCTCTATCAAATTCAGAGTAGATATGCTCTACCTCTTGAGTAGCAAGATGTTCTAGACTCCAAGTGGTTACATGACCAGTGCGTGCATCCCAAAAACCTGCTTTGTCCACTTCAAGGCCATCCATCTTGCGCAAAGCCCACGCATAAGTTGCAA